ACCGCAAGATTGATTGGGATGTCTTCGACCAGGCGCTCGCGACCTACAAGTGGAAGGACGCCCTCGTCAAACTCAAGCGGGAGCTCGCCACCGACGGCCTGCGTTACCTCCAAGAGAACCAGCCAGACATCTACCGCGAGCTCGCGAAAGCCATCACGGCGACGCCGGGGCGCGTGGGCATCGAGGTCAAGGAAGGGAAGCCATGACGTTCAGCATTCAGCAGGTGAAGAAGACACGCAGCGACAAGCCGCCGCGCACGGTCGTGTATGGCGAGCACAAGATCGGCAAGTCGACCTTCGGCAGCTGCGCGCCGAAGCCGGTCTTCATTCAGACCGAGGACGGGCTCGACAACATCGACGCCGACGCCTTCCCGCTGTGCAAGACGTGGGGCGAGGTTCTCGGATGGGTGGGTTCGCTCTACACCGACCCGCACGAGTTCAAGACGGTCGTGCTCGACTCCGCCGATTGGGCTGAGAAGCTCCTGCACGAGCACGTCTGCAAGGAGAACAAGGTCGAGAGCATCGAGTCGTTCGGCTACGGCAAGGGCTACGTGCTCGCCGCCGAGGCCTTCGACGAGCTGCTCGACGGCTTGAACGCGCTGCGCGTCGACCGCGGCATGGGCGTCGTCGTGCTCTGCCACGCCGAGATCAAACGCTTCGACGACCCGCTCGCCAACTCCTACGACCGCTATCAAATCAAGCTGCACAAGCAGGTCGCGAAGCTCCTGCAGGAGTGGTCCGACGTCATCGGCTACGCGCAGCTCGACACGGCGACGCGGACCGAGAAGAAGAACGACTTCAAGAAGACGGAGCGCGCCATCGCCATCACCACCGGGCGCCGCGTGCTCCATCTCTCGGGCTCGCCCGCCTTCGGCGCCGGCAATCGTTACAGCCTGCCCGACGTCATCGATTTTTCGTGGGCTGCCTACGAGGAAGCCCTCAAGAACTCCCGCAATTTCGCGGGGCAGTAACCAACCAGAGAAGGAGACATCAGCATGGCAGGCAACTTGGATGGGTTCGACGCTTCGCAGGTCGACCCGAAGACAGACTTCGAACCGCTTCCGAAGGGCGACTATCCCGTCGTCGCCATCAACTCAGGGTTCGAGGAGAACTCGAAGAAGACGGGCGAGTTCCTGAAGTTCGAGCTCGAGGTCATCGACGGCCCGTTCCGCGGGCGCCGTCTCTTTGACCGGCTCAACCTCAAGAACCAGAACGAGAAGGCGGTGAAGATCGCACAGGCGACGCTGTCGTCGATCTGCCGCGCCGTCGGCGTGCTGCGGCCGCGCGACTCGTCGGAGCTCCACAACAAGCCGATGATCGCCAAGGTCGACGTCGAGCCGCGCGAGGACAAGCCCGGCGCTTTCTCGAACAAGGTCAGCAACTACGAGGCGATCGGTGCAGGCGCGACCTACAGCTACACCGTGCCTGCCGCGCAAGTCGCCGCACCAGCCGCGCCGCAGGCGCCCGTGCAGCAGTCGTTGCCCCCCTGGAAGCGCAAGAGCGCCTGAGAGGACACCGCCAATGGTCGCACTGCCAAGCCCAACCGTCGACGCGATCTACACTGCGTACGAGCGGAACCACACGCCGTGGATCCGACAGACTATCGGCGCGTCCGACATAGGGAAGCAGTGCGACCGTAGGTTGTGGCTTGGGTTCAGGCACGTCGCCCAGGAGAAGCACGAGGGGCGCGTGCTGCGTCTGTTCCAGACGGGCCACCGCGAGGAAGATCGCATCGTCGCCGACCTGCGCGCCGCTGGCTTCGACGTGTGGAGCAAAGACCCGAGCACCGGCAAGCAGTTCGAGTACATCGGCCTCGACGGGCATCTCGTCTGCCACCTCGACGGCGTCGTGCTTGGCTTGCCCGAGGCGCCCGAGACGCCGCACCTCCTCGAGTGCAAGACGAGCAACAAGAAGAACTTTGACAAGCTGGAGAAGGAGGGCGTCGAGAAGGCGAAGCCCGAGCACTTCGCACAGATGCAGCTGTGCATGGGGCTCGCCGACCTGACGCGCGCCGCGTACATCGTCGCCTGCAAGGACGACGAGCGGATCTACTTCGAGCGCATCCACTTCGACGACAAGGTCTTCAAGGCGCTGCTCCTGCGCGCCAACCGCATCATCAAGGCGGAGACGCCCCCCGACCGCATCTCGAACGACCCCGCATACTACGTCTGCAAGTTCTGCCCGTTCGCCGCGCAATGCCACGGCGCAGGCATGCCGGCGGCGAGCTGCCGCACCTGCGTGCACGCCTCGCCGGCGCCCAACGGCACGTGGTCGTGCGCCAACGACCTCAACATGCAGCCCGGATGCGGCGAGCACGTCTACATCCCCGACCTTCTGCACTGGGCGGAGCCAATCGACGGCGACCCGACGTGGGTGAAGTACCGCGTCAAGAGCACGGGCCGCGAATTCATCAACTGCGCCGACACCGGCTTCCCCGCCGACGACGTGCCGCACTACGCCAGCCGCGAGCTCGCCAACTGCACGCCGGCCGCCATCGGTGACCCGAGGGTCGAGGCGGCGCGCACCATCCTCGACGGCGAGGTCGCAGAGAGCCGCCAGCTGGAGCCGCAGCCATGAGCGCACCGACCAAGTACCAGATCGAGGCGCGCAAGAAGGCTGAGCGGGCATTACGGCTCATCGAGCAAGCCCAGAACCTCGTCGCCGACGCGTGCTCGGAGTTGTCGTCGGTGCTGTACGCCGCCCCTGAATGGGACCGCGTCGGGAAGGAGCACGGTCGCATCAACGCGCTCTGGCACAGGGTCAACGGTCTGCTGCGCGGTAAGTGGGAAAAGCTCGACCTCGATGAGATGGGCCGGGCGCGCCTCGACAGGGAGAGCGGACCGAAATGACCCTCGCCCTCCTCGACACCGCGGGCGCCCGCTCGTTCTCGCTGCGCCCGTATCAGCTCGACGCCGTCGAGTCGCTGATGCGCTACTTCGAGCAGCACGCCGGCAACCCCGTGCTGTCATTGCCGACCGGCGCCGGCAAGAGCGTCATCCAGGCTGCATTCATCCGACGCGTCCTCGAACAGTGGTCGCGCGAGCGCTTCCTTCTGATCTCCCATGTCAAGGAGCTCCTGGTGCAGAACGCCCAGAAGCTCGAGTCGATGGTGCCCGGCGTGTCCGTCGGCGTCTACAGCGCCGGCCTCGGGCGCAAGGACACTGGCTATCAGATCACGGTCGCCGGTATTCAGAGCGTCTACAAGCACGCCCACAAGATGGGCGACATCTCGATCGCCATCGTCGACGAGTGCCACCTCGTGTCGAAGTCTGGCGACACGATGTACGAGCAGTTCTTCGAGGACCTCCGCCGCTTCTGCCCCCACATCCGCATCGTCGGCATGAGCGCCACACCGTACCGCCTCGACAGCGGCCCGCTCATCCTCGGCGAGGCGCGCATATTCACCGACATCGCCTACACCATCTCGATCAAGGCTCTCATCGAGCAGGGCTATCTTGCGCCCCTGGTCTCGGCGGCGACGAAGGTCCGCGCTGACACGAGCGGCGTCAAGATGCGCGGCGGCGAGTTCATCGCCGGCGACCTCGAGCGCGCGATGAACAAGGACGTCATCACCGCGCCGGCTCTCGACGAGGTCGAGCGCCTATGCGCCGACCGCAAGTCGTGGCTCGTCTTCTGCGTCGGCGTCGACCACGCGAAGGCGGTCGCCGAGGCACTGCAGAAGCGCGGCCACGCCTGCGAGGTCGTCGTCGGCGAGACCCCGAAGACGGAGCGCGACCGATCCCTCCAGCAGTTCAAGGCCGGCAAGCTGCGCGCCCTGGTGAGCGTCGGCGTCTTGACGACCGGCTTCGATGCGCCGAACGCCGACGCCTTGATCTGCCTCCGTCCGACCGGGAGCCCCGGCCTTTGGGTGCAGATGGTCGGCCGCGTGTCGCGCCTGAGCCCAGGCAAGCCCGACGGCCTCGTCCTCGACTTCACCAACAACACGCGCACGCACGGGCCGGTCGACCTCATCGATGTCGACGGCGACGGCAACGTTAAGACGAGCCCACTCGTCGACTGCGAGGGGTGCGGCGAAGAGATCACCCGTCGCGCCACCTCGTGCCCTAAGTGCGGCAACGTCCGCTCGCGTCCATGTCCGAAATGCGAGGCGCCAGTGCCTCTCGGCACACGCGAGTGCGCCACCTGTGGTCACAACTGGGACGTCGCCGCCCGCGAGGCGAACCACGCGACGAAGGCATCGACGGCCGAGATTCTGAGCGGTGTCGACTCGACCATGCGCGAGCTCGTCGCCTCGTGGTCGTTCAGCCGCCATACGAAGTACGGCAAGCCCGACTCGATGTGCGTCACCTACGACATCGACAAGCTCACCGTGTACCGCGAGTGGGTCTGTTTCGAGCATACCGGCTACGCCTCGCAGAAGGCGGCCATGTGGTGGGTGCGGCACGGCGGCAAGAGCCCGGGGCCGACGACGACCACCGAGGCACTCGGGCGCACAGCGGAGCTCGAGATGCCGGCGGAGATCCGGGTCAAGCGCGAGGGCAACTACTGGAGAGTGGGTCCATGAGAATCGAACAATCGAGGCGCCTCGGCCGGCTGCGGCCACTTCCCTCCCCCCCGGTTGGTAGTTGGCCGGGGCGCCTCGTTGGCTGCCCGGAATCCGCCGGGCGCGTGCGGCGGCGATTACGGTCCAACTGCCCGCCGCCGCACGCTCGCCAGCGAGGTCACAACCGTGGCTGACACCTGTCGCAGCTGCGGCGCGCCCATCGTCTTCGCAGAGACCGTGAAGGGCCGGCGCATGCCGCTCGATCGCACACCCGACCCCGACGGCACGATCTGGATGCTCGACGGCATCGCGCGCACCGACCAGGCGCCATCGGGCTACCCCGGGCCGTTCTTCACGACGCATTTCGTGACGTGCCCAGACGCGAAGAAGTGGAGGAAGTCTTGAGGGTTGTGCTCCTGTTCTTGCTCGCCTGCTCGTCGCCGCCAGGCGCAGCCGTCCACCTCCAGGCCGGGCCGTACAACGCGCACGACGTGGTGCGTGCGGTGGGCATCGTCGGCAACGTGTTCGCCGGCGAGTGGCCGAGCTTCGAGCGCGACTTCTACGGGCACGGGTTCTCGCTCGAGATCCGCGAGGACGTCGTCGACGAGTGCGAAATGCACCAGGGCAACGCCGGCTGCACGGTGCCCGAGACGGGCGAGATGTGGCTGGCTCCTGGTGACGGCGAGTGCCTCGCCTCGACCGCGCTCGCGCACGAGCTCACGCACATGCTGGTGTACCTATACGAGCTGCCCGGCAACGAGGACCACTCGACGCCAGGAATCTGGAGCGCTCGCGGGCTGTCCGCCCGCGCCACCGCGGCGCTCAGCACCGCGTGTCAGTACGGGGACCTGTGAACCAGGCACGAGAAAAGACAACGGGGCGCTACGCCTTCGACGGTCGTTTCGACCGCGCGTGTGTCTGCGGCCACACGCTTGGCGTGCACATCGCCGGCGGCTTCGAGTGCATCAACCACGACGTCGGCGACGGCAAGCGATGCGACTGCTTGAGGTTCAGGGAGAAGCGGCGGAGATGACAGACCTGCGCGTCATCTCCCTCGGCGCCGGTGTGCAGTCGACGGCGCTCTACCTGATGGCTCTCGATGGCGAGCTCGGGCCGCGCCCTGACGTTGCCATCTTTGCCGACACGCAGCGCGAGCCGCCATGGGTCTATGAGAACGTATGGCGCCTGGCGCAGGAGGGCGAAGGACGCCTCCCGATCATCGTCTCCACCATCGGTGACATTGGCGAATCGGTAAGGCGGATGGTCGGCAGGGAGCACGGCCGATTCGCCTCGGTGCCTTTTTGGTCAAAGGACCCGGAGAGCGGCAAGCGCGGCAGAGGGCGCCGCCAATGCACGCGCGAATATAAGATCGACGTCGTCAAACGCGAGGTGCGACGGCTGCTTGGTCTCGAGAAGGGACAGCGCGCCGGCCGGCGCAGAGTGGAAGAGTGGGTCGGGATCTCTCTCGATGAAGCCGTGCGCGCCAAGCCGTCGCGCACGCCATGGATCAAGACCCGCTGGCCATTCCTCTTCGACCGCCCGATGCGTCGGCACGAAATTCTCGGATGGCTCCGCCGTCGCGGCTGGCCCGAGATCAAAAAGTCGGCCTGCGTGTTCTGCCCGTACCGCTCACCTCTTGAGTGGGACACGTGGCGCCGAGACAACCCCGAGCTCTTCGCCGAAGCCGTTGCATGGGACGACGAGATTCGTCATGGCGGCACGCGCGGCCTGAACGGCGAGCAGTACATCCTCGACTCGCTCCGCCCTCTGCGTGATCTGCCGCCGCGCGCTGAACTCGAAGCGAAGCCGAGCGCCAACCTCGACCTGTTCAACAACGAGTGTGAGGGGATGTGCGGGGTATGATTGCCGCCCTATTTGTCGAAGCCGGCGGCGTGTACTACGGCTTGCCGAACGTCGACCCATGGGACAAGGGCCGCGACGCGAGGCTGTACACCGGGCCGCATCCGGTCGTGGCGCACCCACCGTGTGAGCGATGGGGCCGCTACTGGTACGGTGGGCCAAGCGCCAAGGTGCGCCGCAGGCTCGGCGACGACGGTGGTTGCTTCGCCCACGCGCTGTGGTCCGTGCGCATGTTTGGCGGCGTCCTCGAGCACCCGGAGGCCAGCGCCGCATGGGATTGGTTCTGTCTGATGACGCCACCAAAAGGCGGCGGCTGGATCAAGGCTGACCGCTTCGGGTGGACGTGCTGCGTCGAGCAGGGTCACTACGGGCATCGGGCACGCAAGGCGACCTGGCTGTATGCCGTGGCCGCCTACCCACCGTCGCTCCGCTGGGGGCGCTCGATCGGCATCCGCCTAGACGAGGGGTTCCACTCGGCCGAGGAGCGGCGCGCGGCTCGAGCCGCAGGGCACGCGCCGCGTGAGCGACTGAC